AGCCAAAATCTGGGTTTTAGTTACGTCAATAGTCCGCCCGCTTGGTCCAGTGCCGTCTAACTTATCCCCGTTCCAATTAGCTTGAGTAACTGTTGTATCTACAGGCGCACCGCTGGTATAAGTCCGAAGAACAAAGGCTAGAGTCGTGTCGTTCTGTTGAAAAAACACCCCGTTTTGGGTATTAAAGTACCCTACCCGCTGACGCAATCCAGTCTTGCCAGTATTCATAACAAACGTAGCCAATAGCCCAAGACCTTTGCCTGGCTGGTACGGCATCACCCGATAGGATTGACGCACAACCTCAGACCCACTGCTAGTAGTAACGCTTAATTGGACGCTTGATTCATTTGATAAGTAAGTAGTAGATCCCCCAGTAGCCGTGCTGGTGTCAAACTGATTGTCAATAGCAAAACGATTCTGGCTGTCAAAAAGCGTATATGGAGTCGCTACGACTAGACGATTAAACGCATCTACATTAGTAGGCGGGAAAGTGACATAGGTTGGGTCTGTTATGGTTCCACTCATATTAATACAAGCACTTAGCTCCGCTAAATAGTTATCCAGCCGATTAAAGTAGAGGCGCAGGGCGTACTGAAATTGGTCTTGTTGTCGTTGGTCATATTCTAGGGGCGCTAAAGGTAGTGCGGGCGCCTTTATGTTGTATGGTGTGCAATCCATTAACGTCTTCCATCTGGTCTACCGTCTAAACGAGGACTACCTAACTGCCACTGTACATTTAAATCCGTGGACTGAATCTGAATTGCCATCTGTCTAGCTCTAGCCCGCATAAAGATCTGCTCGGTATAAACGTCTACTGAGGTCTCAATGACGTTATCAGAATCTACGTTGGAATAAGCGTTGCCAGGGAAATTGCGAGGTTTAATGTACATCGTAACCGTTGGGGTATTAGCCGTAGAGCCAGTAAAGCTAACGTCTGGAATAATCCGCTTGGTCAAAATAAACTGATCCCCGTCCACAAGGTCAAAGTCCGAAGATGCGATATAAGAAGTCATTGGCAAGATATTGTCATTTGTGCCTTCTTCGTGATTGTAGGCAATGCTATTCGTAGTGAATGACGTTAAATTAACTGTCTGGGAAATATTGACTGTATAAGTACCAGCAGCCCCTGTTCCAGTTCCAAGAGCAGTAATTATTGTTCCGACAGCAACACCTTCTCCGTGGATAACACTACCAACCGCCAGCAATCCAGCACTAACAGAAGTAATAGTTAGGGTTGTCCCTAATATAGAACCAGTGCAATAGGTTGCAGAAATGGCTTGTGGATATTCTCTTAAAGACGAATCTGACCACGCAGTCCGATCCATTGTGCCGTAGTACCAGATTCTCTCTAGGTGGTTGTAGATGATGTATGCGTTATTAACGTTACTGTTTGCCGTTGGGTAGAACCACCAAACCTCATTCCAGCCCTCATTAGTGCCACAGACAATTTGGTCGGCTTGGTCATAATTTAAGTTAGTAAATACATGGTTTCTTAGGGTGCATGGAAGCGTTTCCACCCGTCCAGAATAGGCATAGAACTTATCATGCCCCATCCAGTAAGCCGTGTTATTGACTGTAGCTACTGCCCGTGGGCTAAGGATAGAGATGTTATCGGCAAGCTCTTGAATACCAAATACGTCCGCAGTCCCTAAGAACTGTAGAGAACTTAGAGTTCCCTCGGTATAAACCAGAATCTCTTGGCGGGTTGCTATGGCACAAACGATCTGTGATCCACGGGATACCCGTAAGAATCCTGCCGAATTGGTAACTAGGGGAGTCCAAACGTTAGGCTGGTCTTGGGTAGCCCAACGAATTAATAGTGGGTCAAAGTTACCACCCCCGTAAGGAGTGCATCCAAACGCTAATAGGTGCTTGTCATTCTGGGATACTAGAATCTGCATCGCCTCAAGCGGTACGTCTGCTGGCGCTACGCCACCTATAGTGGTAGAAACTAAAGCTGTTGCCCGTGTAGAAAGCCCATTAACGTATTGCCAATAGTAGATTGGACCATTACGGATATTCATCGCAAGGTCGTTATCAAAGTTATTAAAGAACCAGTCTTGTTGTTGCGTTACAACAGGGTCGGCTGAACCAGAACCCCAAGATCCACGACTCCAAGCACCAGCACCCCAACCGTACCCTAGGCTGGCATTTGCACTGCCGATATTAATCTGAAAGGCTGCCGTAATAGCAGTTCCGCCCTGATTGGTAGTCGTAGAGGTAGCCGCAGTCGTGGTATAGATAGTAAAGTTATTAAGGTCTACATAAGAGACAATAAACTCCGCATTAAACTCAGCTTGCGGGATGCCACCGATTGGACCAACTACCCCAGAAAAGGTTACGTAATCTCCGCTAACCGCACCGTGTCCAATAATATTGACATTGACCGCCTTTGACCCGTTTGTAGTATCAAAGCAGTTATCTGTGGTTGGCGTGGTAATACTAGTATAGGTAGCTCTTAATGGGGTTATGTCGTATAGGTTTTGACCAGCTTCTATGTAAACCTTAGCGTTTGTACCAACGGCTAGGTAGTTATCCGAAGCCGTAGTAATCCAATTAAAGACCTGTCGGCAGACCCCTACAATCGTAAATAAACCGTATCGTAACCATCCACCCATCTTTTGAGGGTAGCCAGAACGAAAGCGAATTTTGTCGCACTCATAGAACCCACCCTCGTTGGTGTAGTTTGTCTGATCCCGATTGACCCCTGGCTTAAATTGTAGTTTCTGTAGTGGCATATTAACTTAAGAATAAGGCACGTTCATCATTCCTGCGGGTTACTAGACCTTTCAGTACTTTACCCCCAGCCAGCGTATATTTCAAGAACTCTTCTGCTGCTTCTTCCATTTCGCCCCGAATAACCTTCTGACGGAGGGTGCTACGCTGTAGTGTTCCCAGACCAACATTAAAGCTAAAAGATACAAGAGCATCGAATTGACCTTGAGTGAGCTTGACAGGACAGAAGCGTTCAACACCTCGCTCAAAGCGATTAAGGTCGTCTCTAAGAATATCATCTACTTCCTCCATCGAAAAGGTACGGTCATCTTTGTACTCCAGTGGGTAGGCATCCCGTTCGTCTATTTTTAAAGCACCCTGCCGTGGGTAGAGTACATGACCCACACCAATCGTCCACAATTTTGCGGGACAGCGATATGGACGCTGTTTGCAACCCTCATGGTGCTTAATCATTTTGATGGCTTTGTCGCTTACTTTCACTTCTTAAATGCCTGTGTGCCGAACCAGAAAGAAACAATACTTGCCCAGATAATCTGGGTCTCATCATCCCATAGGAGGTTTAACGCTACGTCAAATGGCACTTCCCGATGGAAAGCAAACCAGAACCCAAACAGTTCTACGAACATAAACATGATGAACATACCGTAGGTAATGGCTGGTCTAACCATTGCCCGTGAATTTGTAACCCACTGGGATGCACCTTTGCCAATCTCGATGTCGTGAGCATACAAAGACGCCCTTTCTTGGGCTTGGGTCTGCATCTCGATCTGTTGGGTTTTAATCTCTTCTACATGGGCTTGGGCTTGAAAGCCTCTCTCCATCATCTGGAGTTCTCGTTCAGTCTGCAAACGAGCCATTTCCATCTCATGCCTCTTGTCTGACTTGTCTTGGAAAAACCCTAATAGGCTGGGTAGTCCGCCAGACAGGAACGATATAAGGGTAGTAAATAAGGTAATCATTTTTTAGCTCTTTCTTCTAAGAGTTTGACCCGCACATGGAGGTCTTGAATATCTTTGTGTAGCTCGGCTTTTAGGGTATGACGCTTTTCTGCGGATATTGGACTATCTGTTGGTACGCCTTCGTTAGTAATTAAGGCTGGCATCTTGCCTTCAATCTTAGTAAGACGCTCTTGAAATGAAGAAACCTGACCGAGTAGCCACGCTATACAGGCTACAAGAATCGGAATAACCGCCTTCATAATATCTTGCATATTCATCTTTTAGACCCCCATACTATGTACCAAGCAATCCAAGCAGCTACCAAAAAACACCAGAACTGCACCCATCTAACCTTTGACAACTCAGCATCAAAGTACTCTTTGTCTTCCTTCTCAAGCCGTTCAATCTCGGTCTTGATGTCTAGCACCTTTTGCCACTCTTTGGTGCCGTGCTGCTTTATAAAATCTACCCTTAATTTGTACTCTTCATCGCTTATCTTTTTGCGGTGCTTATACTCCTCAAGGGCTTTAAATATTGCCCGTTCTTTCCTTAACTCTGCTTCTCTTCGCTCACGAATCCTTGCGTTTGCTTGCGCTTTTGCAACATCTACCGCTTCCTTCTGTACTTCCTCAATGTTCTTGCCAATCTCCCGACCAGCTTCCCGTCCAGTTTTTATCCCTTCACTGATGCCTTTAGCACCAGCCGATAACCCCAGTTCGTCTGTCATGATTCAATTTAAAATACCTCTCCGCCAGCGGCAGGGACAGATGTTGCATGAATAGATATATGCTGTTTTAGATTCAAAGGCGCACCGCAATCGGCACAAGTATCTGCCTCTAGCTCAGATGTATCTAAGTCATACCCACACGCACCACACACGATCTCAACTTCGTGTCTAGGCTGTACTTGCCCGTCAACTAGTTGAGCTTCGTATACGGCTCTCATTCTTGTGCTTCTTGAACAGGTGCTACATAGTTAGGGTCATTAGCCCAGACTACGGCAGAGGCAGTAATTAAACTGTCAATGTCGGTAGCAGCGTCAATTGCCGTTACAGCAGCACCAGCTTGGGTACGGATTTCAGCTCGCCATGTAGCCCACTCAGTAGGAACGGTTGTGCTAGTCTCAAATGCCTTAACCGCCATCCAGTCTGTTTGAACTAGTAAAGAGTAAGCAGAAGCACGGACTTGAGCCTTAGCGTTTTTCTTTAGGTCGTCTAGGTTCTTAGCGGTGCCAGAGTATGTAGCCTCTACAGTGCTGTTAGTTTCGTTGACACGATAGCTTGGACCAGAGACCCAATAGTATCTGTCATCAGGGCGGGCGCCATGAATGATTTCCCACACACCAGCTTCGAGCTTCTCGGCAGGGGTTGAAGAGCGCAGGAAAGAACCAGAATAGGTCTTAGCTCCTACGGTAAACGGCACATCTAAGGGGACAATCTGTACTACCTGTCCGTTTTGTACTACTGCAAAGTTACTCATGTTATTTACTCCTGTAAAAAGTTATCGAGCTAAAGCGTATTTAAAGGGCGACTCACAAAATGCCATGTATATGTAAGTACCGCCATTTGTATTTAAATCTCCACCTGAATTTCTTACTTTAAATCCATTAGACAAAATATCAAAATCGTTACCAGCCGATGAAATTTCAGCATTTGATGTGTCTGCATAAAGAAGTTGAAGTGAAGTATTGTATGGCGACCTAGAGGTATCTCGAATTTGCCAGCCATTTGTTCCTGCGGATGAAGTTTTTATTAAAACATACCGAGGTCTAAACCCAGTAAAAATAAATGGACCATCAGCAGAACCATTACCTGTGTATGAGCCAAATGCAGAGTATCCAGCGACTTGTGCAAAACAATAGGCTACATAGTTAAATCCGTTTGCATTGATAGCGGCAGAAACATTATTGAGTGGCAATACTGTACTAGATATTCCAGTAAACAATCCCGAAACTGTGGCTTTGGCGGCTGTTGTGTTAAGAACCAAATATTCACTTGTTGTAAGTGCGCTGTGGTAAAC